GAACGCCCTGCTCTGTATTTACTGCACTTCCCGACCCGTTACCAAAACCAAGTCTAAAGTTCGGGTCAGAATTACCTGCGGTAAACGTAGCCGTTTTGAGGTTTGCTGTTGTTGGCGGTGTAAGTTCAAGAAGGCAGTCGGGGTTGGTTTGGTTTATACCGACCTTGCCGCTGGAGTCTATGCGTACAGCTTCTGAATTTGCTTGATCGCGTATTCGCAAGTTACCGCCAGTGGGGTACTCAATAACAAACGCCTCTCCGTTTACCCCAGCAGTCAAAAGGCTAGAAGTGTTACCAGTGCCCAACGTGTCAACAAAATCTATCTGCGGGCTTCCCGATTTTTGCAGAGTAAGCTGCGCACTAGGGCTGTTTGTGTTAACACCAACCCGATCAGTGGAAACATCAACAAACAGCGTGTCAGTGTCGACAACCAAATCGCCGCCGACTGTCGCCGTTCCTGATACCGATAAACTGTCGCCAGTGAACGTGCCGCCGCTGGCGAGGATTGTGCCCCCGATGTTGATCGTCCAGCTTGACTTGGTGCCGCTGCCGGCCGTACCAACAACATCGACCACCAGCGTCGTGCCGCTGTAACTCGTGACGATACAGTCCATGAAGTTAGTCGACGGCGCCGCAGCGTCGGCAATCCTCAGCGGCGTGCCCGCCTGGTATGGCTTGCCCGAATCGGCGGTCGTGAAGGTCTTGGACCCGGTGCCGATCGTGACCGAGCTGGTCGACGTTGAGTTGTAAATATCACCGGCTTGCGTGACAAAATCCTCAAGCGCATCAGGGAATCCATCAACGTAATTGGTGCCCTCAAAGTCGGCCAGGGTATAAGTGCGCCCGTTTATCGTTACAGGGAATGCCATTAGATTAGCTCCTCGATTTCTAACACTCGCCCGTAGTAATCGAGCGTGCGGTTTACAATAGGTTGAGTCGACACCAACCGCCCGTAAATGTTTTGCGTGACCCAGGTCGACGGATCATCTGGCTGCGGAATGACCAAAATGTCATTGGCTATACCGCGCTGCCGGTCGATGTTGTTAAACACGTTCCCGAAAATCTCGGCCTCTGGCAGGTTAATCAGTTCAAAACGCGCGCGCCTAAACCGTTCAACCTCGTCGACAAACGTCTGACCGCCGCGCGACTTGACGACCCTTGAGTCGTCCACAAACTCAAATTGTGAGCCAAAGCCGTAGTTGGTCGACGGCCGATAACTTGGCCCACAGATCAGCCTGCCGGCCTGTATATAGCCGTCAGCATTGTCGCCATCGACAATATCGATGCGCAGATAACGCGCTTGCACTGGGCTATCTAGCACATCAAATGAGCTGATCGTGTAGTTTGCGGCGACCTCTGGATTTAGGAATCCACCCCAAGAGAATACGCCCCAGGGTAATGTCCCGAACTCCTCAACAACCGGCCAGGCGTCCACGACGCCAGAGTCATATGCCGTCGTCGCAAAATTCGCAACATTCGACAGGCGCCATCGAATAGTGCCGGTCTGCGATATGTTATGTCGAATGAGCGCGACAAAATCAACGATTCGGCCCTGACCAAAATCGACGTCAAGTTGAACTGTGGTATCGCCATCAGAGCGATAGACCTTAACGAGCTGTCGGTCTTGCAGATTTTCAACCGGCAGACTCGCGACCTCGCTATCAGCCGTGATTGACGTGGCCGAGTCGACGACATTGCTTGACGAAATAATCATGTTCGACATATCAGCCCCAGAGCTCCAGCTCAACTTCGTTGATCGCGGCATCCTCCGACAATGAAATAACCGAGAACTTTTTGCCGGCGGTCAAATCATACCGCGCAAATGTGATTTCCACTATGTCATTCAGCTTTAGCGTAAACGGCTGGGTCTTAACCCGCACCCGGTAAACGTCGCGCTGTGTGCCGTACAGCGCCAACAAGCGGCTTGCCTCTGCCGATGCTGCGCTTGAATCCACCAGGCGCGAGTCAACCTCGAGCACCTGCGCGTTTGGGTATATAGCCGCCGTCGCCGCGTCGCTGTCCTCAACCTGTGCAGATTCGCGCAGCATGAAATCCCGATCGGCTGCGTTGCTACCCAGCACATCGTCACTGAGCACCGTGTAGTTTTTCTTGTACTGCAGGACCACATCGGAGACCGGCAAACTGGTCGGCAAGCGCTCGATCTCGATGATATTGGTCGAATCGAGCTCAAGGTCCGCTGTGCCAGTTGGCGCCTCTACGCGCCCGACATTGAGCTTGCCGCTCCTATCGAACCCATAAAACGCGCCAATGCTGTTGGCGAGCTCATCGAGCGTGTCAAGTATTGTTCCTCGCTCGCTAACATACACCCCGACCGCCGCACTGTTGGCAGTATCAAGCGCAGAAAATGATGCGGTATCAATATCCGCTGGGTCCGCAAACCCAGCGTACTCGCTCGCCACGAACCGGATGATCTCGCCAACCGTCGACTTGTAGCTGCCGCTCGGCTTGGCGCCGCGCACGTCGGCGGTAATAATGCCATTATTGGTGTGTCCCGTTACCGTAAAGCGACCATTCGCCAGATCGGTCGTAAAACTGACCGAGTGCCCATTGTCATACACCGCATCGACCGCCTCGATCTGGCCGTCGTGTACCTGGTATACGTGATTGGCCTCATCGACCAGCACCGGCGATATGTTATAGACCTCACCCAAGCAAATCGGCTTGGGCAAGCCTTCCATGATCGCCGAGCCCTCATTGCCGCCGGTGCCCGCGTAGCTATTTGGTGGGAACGTGCGCGAAAATCGATCTTGCCCATCGCGCAGAATAACGCGCACCTCAAGGTCGTCGAATTCGACCGACTTTGACTGACCGGCAAATATCTTGAAATGCTCTGACAGATCGCCACCTTTCTCCCCGACAAACACCTCGACGCTGCGATTGTCCCAGGCATAGCCGGCAAACGCATCGAGACCGCCGTCCGCATTGGCGAGCACGATCTGACCAAATGACGGCACCGACTGCCCGCCGACACGACCCGAGCCAAACATCGAGCGCTGGAAATTGAGCGCTTCCACCACGCGCGGCTCATAGTAGGTATTGGCAGGCGACTCGCTCGGCGATGACACATAGCCGCGATCGCTCAGGTAGATGGTCGTCTCTGCGCTGGTGTCGAAATCATACGGCTTGAGCACCACTATGTAGCTTTTGGCTGCATACGGGTTTTCGACCAGCTCTTGTAATGTCTGCGCGACCATTAGCCACGACCACCTGCGAGCTGACCGCCAGAGAGTGCGCGACTGAACTGACGCCGCAAGTCGCTGATCTCGTCGCGTACCTCATGCACTGCCGTGACGAGCTCCTGCGCACCATCTCGCGTGATGGGCGAAACCGTACCACCGCGTCCGGGTACAAACAGCTCTGGGCCACCCTCGCCTACCAGCGCCGGTTGACCGCGCTCGAGAGGACCACCCATCTCGCGCGCTGCGAGCGTCAGAGAGCCGCCAGCGACGCCCTGTGCGCTGTTAAACAGCCGAGCAACCACGTCGTCCATGTTGAAATCTGGAATTGATACGCTTAAAAGTTTACCGCCGAGATATTCATATATAAATTGCGCGAGCTCATCTGAAAGACCGCCCATGCTGTCAAATATGTCTTTGTTTTGATTGTATCCAGCACTATTGTTTCCACCAGGGAAACGAGTGCCTGCTCCAATTCGGCTAATAATGTCAACAATTGGCGACGACTTGGTAATGACTGGAATGCCATTCGCACCAATTCCATATTCGGCTTTGTAGTAGTCAATCATCGCCGGACCAAATACGTTGGATAAGCCCTCGAACGCACCAAAAACGTTGTCGCTTATCCATTGGTTTTTCCCAGCTTCAAGCTGATTATTCGCCTGCCTGTATTGATACGTCGACGGTCCTCCGCTCAAAAGACCAATAATTGAATTTATAATCGACAGAAAACCAGCCACGGCATTAAGACCTGGAATAAATCCCAGCGTGCTTGTCAGCTCTGGCAATGCCGCCGGCGCAGGTCCGCCAGTCAATCCCCCAAGCGCAAACCCCGGCATCTTGCCGCTGTTGATCTGATCGAAAAAGTTAGCGCCGAACTTGCTGACGGTTGCCGCGTTGATGACATACTCACCCGGTGATAATCGCGCGAGCACCTTGTCTTCTTTGGGACCGCCCATGCCTGTCACGCGCCCACCGGTCGCATAGCCATCGATCATGCCGCCGCTGTTTAATCCGGGTATTAGGTTTTTGAGGAAGTTAATACCAACCGATGCCACCGCGCCCGCTGCTATGTCTGCTAGCGCGTCGAGAATGGCTTCTTTGAACAGATCAAATTCGAGCTCGCCATCTCGGAAAAAGTCGCCGAGCGCATCGCTAAGTGAGCCCAGAGCGCTTTCAAATGCGCCCAGCGGCGAGCCATTGCCGGTAAATAGGTCGCGGATACCCTGACCAAAGTCCTGCACCGGCTTGACGCCAAAACAGTCGTTGATCGCTGACTTCGTGCCGTCGCTGCCGATTGCCGAATCAATAAGGTCGCCAAACGCTCGGTCAACGTCGCCACCCTTGCTTATAGATGCCGAGAAGTCGTCAACGGCCTCCGTACTGAATACGCTGCTTACCGCCTTGTCAGCGTCTTTTAGACCTTGGTCTTTTAGGTCTTTGAGCTCTTGATTTATACGGCTCACTGAGTCCGCATATTCCTCGCCGGTAATCAGCCCTTTGTTGTAGGCATCTGATAACTGCAGAATGCGCGCCTTGAGCTCAGCGGCTTCTCTGTCAGTTTCGGCGATCTTGTCAATAAATGCTTGCTGCTCATCGGTCAGACTGCCGAGCTGCTCGAGCGACTCAAGATATTCAACATTCAGCTCTTTTAGGCGATCCCGCAGAACGACCGCCTCCTCGCTATTCTCGCCAAAGCGATCGTTTACGACCTCGAGCGCACGCTCGACCTTGGCAATCTCCTCGCGCAGCTCGCGCTGCTCAAACGTGACGCCGGTCAAACCTTCGATGCTGTTGCGAATCGCCTCGTCGAGCTCCTCTTGAGTAGCCGTTGTGCTGGCGACCGTTTTTTCAAAGTCAGCCAGGTCTTTGTCAAAGTCCTTTATGTCATCGGCGCCAGTGCGCGCGGCCTTCTGTAGCTTTTCAATGGCCTCGCGGAACTCGTCGGTTTTAGTTGCTGCTGTAATTTCCTCGTCGGCGATGTTTTCGACATTATCGGCAAAGTCCGGCAATGGGCGCCGGGTAGCTGTGACGACAATATCCTGCAGGTCATCAATCGATGCCGTAAGCCCGTCGGTTTCATCGGTCGCATCGCCGGTCGTTTTGTTGTTCTTTTTGAGCTGGTCGTCGCTGTCGCCGAATATGCTGGTGACAGACTTGATAGCGTCGCCTGCTTTGTCAAAGATAACCAAGAAGCCGTCGCGCATTTGCTTAACGACAGCATCGATCTCATCTTTGAACGCAACATATGCGGCGGTCGCGCCGACAATAGCGGCGACCACAATGCCAATTGGCCCAGTGATAGCCGCCAACACAGCAGCAAAGCCACCCATCGCGGTCACTATCTGCGCGATGCCAGCGGCAAATGCGACCACTTTGCTGACAACCATTGCCGCAATGAGCGCCTGAATACCGGTCTTAATTGCGTCAATGTTTTTGAGTATCCACTCAAGCCCATCGAATAACTCGCCGGTCAGCGGCACCGCCATCTCTGCGGCTTTGTCGGCAAACTCCTCCATCACCGGCGCCGCATCAGCCAAGCCCTTAATCATGGCGGTCTGAATGATGCCGCCGAGCTTGGTCATTGCATCGTTAAAGTCCTCAATGGCATCTATCTGGTTATCTTCGATCTCCATTCCAGTGCGCCTAAACTCATCGCGCACATCTTTGAGACCATCAGAGCCACCCTGCAGCAGAGGGATCATTCTGATAAACGCATTACTGCCCAGGTCGGATGCTGCGGCCGCCTGTTCTGCTGGGGTTTTGAGATTTTTGAACTCGTCGGCAATGAGCGCGAGCTGCTGATCGAGCGGAAGCGACGCCAGGTATTGCGCGCTGATTCCGAACTTATCGAGAGTAGCTTTTGCCTGTCCAGTGCCGTCAGCCGCTTCGCCGACGCGCTTCTGGAAGGTCTGCATTAGCTTGTTGAATTTGTCGGTTTCTACGCCAGCAAAGTTGGCCGCTAGCTGCAGCGATGCGAGCTCGCTGGCCGACGTGCCCAATGTCTGCGACATTTTGCCGAGCTTGTCGGCGCTGTCTAAAGCACTCTTGGCGAGCGCTCCGAGACCAGCAACACCTGCAGCCGCGCCAATGGCGCCGGTCATTCCGCCAAGCGAGCGCTTGACGTTATCGATGCCCTTCTGCGCCTTATCAAGATTGGTGCGGAGTGATCGGACCGCCTTGCTGGTGTCGTCCTGGCCCCGGAATATGAGCTTGAGAACTTCGCTTGCCATTGTTAATGGCCTCCTTTCGCGCCTGGTCCTGCTCCTCTTGCCGCAGGCGCAGGAAGATCGACCACTCTACAAACTCCTCGACGGTCATGTCCTCCTCGAGCTCAGCCACAGTGCGACCGAGCATCTCAGCGAGGATAAAGCGGAACCTGCGATCCGCCGAGTCCTTTAGTTTTTTTCGAGATCAACCTCGCTGACCGACATGATCGACGTGGCGATTCTCGAAACAACCGACGCATCTACGCTGTTGCGCAATGCGTTTTTGTCCTCAATAGTGAACACCTTGTCGCCATTCTCGTCGATCAATTTCATGACGAGAACCTCGGCCAGTACATCAACCTCGCTCTGCTTCTCAGCCACATACCGAATGCGCGATTGATCCTTGAGCGTGAACGGCGTTGAGTAAACGACCAGCGGCTCGATCAGCTCGCCGTTGTCGTCATACTCGCCCCACTCGGGAATCTCAATGCGCTTGAGCGGCTTGGCTTTGAAGTGCTCGGTCGCCCGTGAAATCACAGACGCCCGAGCTGGCTTCTTGGCCGGCATTAAACTGTGCTCTCAGTCAGTGCGCCATTGCCCTGCAGCGAGAGCGACGCCTCAACCATGCCATCAAACGAGCTGTTGATCGTGCGGCTGGTAACGATCGCGCTGCCGCTCAACGTGTGTGAGCCACTGACGTCGCCCTCAACATAGAACGTCACAGTCGCCTCAGCGCCGGGCACCAAAGTCACTTGGCCGTTGGTATCGGTGTCATCAAAGAACACATCGACAGAGCCGCTCCAGCTCTTGAGCGACGTCTTAAACGTGCGATACGTATCACCCATCGCAGTATCTTCGATCGTGTCGCTAGTCTCGTCCACGCTAAAAGAGCGAATTTCCGCAATGTCGTTGGCCCCGACCTTTACGGTGCCGCCGTTACCCTTAATCGTTGCCATCTGTTAAACCCTCATCATCGGTTGCGGATTCCTCCGCGATTTCGATCTCGGCGGCTGCCTCGACCTGTTCTGCCGGTGCATATAGCGACCAGCCTTTCATAATGAGTCGACCAGCGTCGAGCTCGTAAACTTCAACCGCATCACCGCCAGCCGGCGGGTATACCTTAATCCTTTTGGTCATGCGACCTCCTATGCCGCCGTCTCTGCGGCGCCTTCAACGGTCATGTAGTCCACGCGAACCGTGACCCTGCCCATCGCCACCGGCTGATCGCCTTCGCCGCTAAACTCGGCTTCAAAGCCTGTGATCGTGGTGTCTTTTGCTAATCCATTGCGCGTTACATCAGCGCTTAACGCATCTTCAATTTCTGCCGTGATGGTATCAATTTCGTTGTCAAAATTCGATACCCCCTTGACATATGCCTCAACCTTAATTTCTAGCGAGCGCATTTGTGTGCGTGGCGGCGTGATCGATACTGTTTCCACTTCCTCGGATTCGGAATAAATCAGCAAGCCGGGTAGCTTATCCTGAGCGATAGGGTATACACGCGTGCGATATACGCGCGCGCCGGTCGTAGTAAGCCCGGTCAGCGTGGTAACAATGTTGTCTCTGATCTGTTGGCGAACGTGTGCCATATTACTGTTTCTCTAGCTGCAGCATGGTCAGCCCGGTGCCGTCCTGCATTACAACCCGGATGACATAGTTCTGACTGTCGATCGTCAGTGTGTCGCCCTCTCCGGCAGCCGATAAATCACTCGAGCGGCCGTGAAAGGTCGGCGACGTTGCCGCAAATGACACACCGCCACCGGCTTCGATTTCCTCGTAATCGTCCTCAAAAATGCCATTGACCTGCGTCTCATCGCCATCAATGGTCAGCGTCGCCTCGGTGCCAAAGTCATCAACGGCGAAAAAGATCGCGCGCTCGTCGTCTGTCTCTACTGCCATCCCGGTATCTCCGTTTGATCCCAAGGTCTCGGCTTGCCGTGAAAACAGACAATTGACGCCTGGCGCCAATCTCTGCCTGCCCTCACATCTGCTTTATAGGATAGCACGCCATCACTAAAGTCTTGAAAGTATTCGGCGCGTTTAACAACCCTCTCGAGATAGGTCTGATCGCATGGCGCCTCGCGCATTGGTCGACCTGATTGCGCAGCGCGCCAGATATAGGACACATCGCCAGACCAATACATCAAGCCAGAGCCCATCGCCTTGGGGTACTTCTTGCCGCGATAAAAGTCGCGCAGGATGACAAACTCCTTGCCGGCAATGCGACCCAGCAGCTCGTCACAATTTCCCACGACAGCCGTGTCTAGGTCCATATAGAGCACCGGCCCATACTGCCGATAAAGCTCGAGCTTGGCCCACCAGCCGGGTAGATCGGTTTCGAGCGGTATTACCCGGCAGTCCGGGTTGACGTCGCTCAGACACCAGAAATCAGCCTGCGGTATATGGCGCTCAACCTGCTTTCTGAGCGCCTCAACGTGCCATTCCTTGTATTCGCCGCCAGAGCGCAGAACCGTTAAGACTCGGAGATTGTCTTCGTTTTGCGCTTGTAACTGCGGCGCTTGGTCAACGTCTCTGGCTCTGACTTTTTTACGCCAAGCGCTCGATTGGTATCGATAACCTGCGGCTCCTCGTAGGTGACTGCACGACCCCGAGAGATGAGCCATTTTGCATCAACCTCATCAACATCGAGCACATCGCCAGCCTCGCGATGGTCGCCCGTCCAGACCACAGAACTCGTCAATCGCACTTTCATTGGTGCGCCTCCTTTAACCTGCCTGATACAAAAAACACCCTTTCTGGATGCTGCAGTTTATCATCTAAAAACGCCTTGAGCTGTTTAAGGTCATTGGTCGCCAGGTGATGGCGCTGCATCTTGAGCGCCTGCGGACCTTCCCACCAATACTCCCGGTCAGCGGGTCGCTTCTGGTACTGATCCATGCCGCAAACATCGATGCGCTCAAAGCCGAGATAATCAGCCACCCAGATCGCCAAGAGCCCAGAGTAGCCGATCGGCGGCGCCACACCTGCGTGAACCACATTTGTCCCGCAGTGCTTGCGCTTTTTGGTAATCAGCGTCAGTCCCGGTATGGTCGATACGATCTCATGCAAATGGCTGTCCAAATACACCAGATAATCGAGATCGAGAATCATCGAGTGCTGGTTAATCCCTATCAGACGATCGACCGGCTTAATCGCGCGCACATCATTCGGCAAGCTAACACCACCGCCAAGAACCGCGCAAGTCTCGCCCTTGTGTTTACCTTTTAGCTGTTCGATTTCCATAAGCAAAAAAAAGGCGCCCGTAGGCGCCTCTCCGTCTTGGCTGTTACACCGTGGTGACGTCTTGAATTGCAGCAAACGACTCGGCGTGACGTACAGCAACGTCGACATCCTGGTACATCGCCACACGAACCGCGCCAGTAGCGCTGCCCGTATATGGATCCACGAGGATGTCCAGCCCCCCGAAAAAGCCCAGCATGAGATCCGAATAATTTCCGAAGATAACCGCCGAACATACGCTTGAGCTGGTGCCCTTGGTCAGGTCACTAGGTACCAGCGTGGTGCTGGCGACGTTGTAACCTAACAGCGTGTTGCTGTCGTTCAGGATGAAGTTTCCTTCAACACCGCTAGTCTGGCGAGGTGTCTGACGCATAGCTGCAACCACCTTGGGGTTGGTCAGGTATGCCAGGTTACCGGCCAGTGCGTTGTCGATCGCGACTTCGCGCTCAAGGTCAACCAATGACGCGAACGTGATCGCTCCACCGTTGGTGCCCAATGCCACGCTGCCAATGCCGTTAGTGCCCAAGATACCAGTAGGCTCGTTGGCGCCGCCGCCTTCGATAGCAACCTCATCGAGCTTGCTGGCGAACTGGCGAGTCATGTCGTCGCGGATGACCTGCTCAACCGAAGGATCAGACTGCATCATCAGCTTGCGGCCAATGTCGACATACTGAACCATCGTCTTGGGCGTCATGGTCACCTGACGGAATGACGGCGCACCCTCTGAACCAGGCGCATTGTTCTCAGCCACGAAACCAACCGCAGTCTTGGCATTCAGCGCAGGAATGGCGACGTCGCCCTTCAAGCCCTGCATCATGCGAGCACCTAAGCCAGAGATCACCAAGTTAGCGCGTAGCGCGTCGATGAACTCACCACCCAAGTGATCCTCGGGTACTAGGTTGCTGCCGTTAGCAGGCGATGCGGTCGTAATGTCGCGCTTGAAAATGCTGGTCGGTACGAAAAAGCCCTTGGGGTCTTTGCCGTAACGCTTAGCCAGCTCCTCAGAGACTTCGCGCTCAAAGCCGTCAAAACGGCCCTTAGCGGCGCTCTGAATCGCGCGGGTCAGTGAGTAGGCGCGCTGCTCTTTTGCAGTGAGCTCTACATCAGCCAGATCGAGCGGCTTGTCCTGGATGTGATCCAGTAACGCACCACGGAACTGAGCCAAGCTCATGCCCTGACGAATGCACTCATCGGCAAAGTCACGTTTGTTGTGACGTACAGCGATGCCGAGCATCTCGTTGATTTCTTTGGATCGTTCGGCCGCCGCTTCCGCGCGCACCTGATCCAGATCGACTTGATCGGTCATTTCGACCTCCTTCTCGATGGATTTAATGGTAACGTCGTCGGAGACTTCGACCGATCGCCCGACGCCAACTGACGGGTCGGCGGGTAGGCTTACGATTGAGACCTCCAAAATTTCAGAATCCGTCACGCGATATAGATCAGGCTGATCCTTGTCGCGCTCCATCTTCCGAACTTTGTAGCCGATCGACACGTTCGAACGAATGCCGTCNACCACGTCTCTATATATCTCGTCAGCCAGTGGACCCTTACCAAATCGCACCGTCGCGCGGAGACGCCGCGCCGAGCTGTCGAGATANACAGATTCTACCACGCCGATNTGNNGCTCTGGATCATGNTCCNNNAANAGCGGCGCCCTGCCTGATTGCAGGAATTCCAANTTAAGCGTTTCTGGCGAGTGNACGATCATCTCNCGACCGAANGATCGCTCGACCTCGCGCTCGCTTGAGATCGACATACGCACCCGGCGATCGTCGACCTGCTCCATCTCGCCATGCTCGGCGCGATGCTGTATGTCAGTTTTCTGCAGCCGTACTTCCTCGAGCGCTTCCTCGATGGCTTCCTCTGCCGGCGACTCATCCTCAACCTTGGCGTAGGTGATGATGATCTCGTCGTCGGTCTCTGCAATGTCCTTTATGTGACGCTGTTCCATGTCGCTCACCTCTGATTCCTGCTCGGCAGTATACCCTGAAGAATCCAGCGATACACTCTCGCGCTCCTCGCGCTTGTCGATGACCTCGCGCACGACTTCTTTCATTCGCGCCTCGCCCAGGTTGCCGATCACGCCCCACTTAATCTGAGCCACCACGCCGGCGATATTGCTAAGGTTTGGCGATTCATCGCCGCCGCTGAACTGGGCGCCATCGTCAAAATGCCGAGCTGCCCAGGCTTCGCGCTCCTTGATCCAGTCGAGCACGCCATCAGTCTCCTCGCCGTCGCGAGCTCTACCCCAGAGCGTGAACGCCTCATTGCCGCGAATGTTGCCGCCGGCTGCCCATATGTCCCGGTGATCCTCGCGCAGCATCTCGCCAAAAGCACGATCGAACTGCGGGTACTGGCTGTTGCGCAGCGATATTTTCAAATCATCGCCCTCGGTTGGAAAGTTAGTCGCCATAATCTAAACCCCGCTTTGACTCATAACAGCACGTTAGTCGGCGTCCCAATAGTCGATGGGTCGATCAACTCGATGCCCTGATATTTTAGCGCTACCTCAGACTTATTCTGTTCAGCCAGAGTGCCGTTAGCCATCCACTGCTCAATCCAGTTAATCCACTCGCCACGCGCAGTCGTCTCTGGTGAAAGCCA